GAACAAGTTAGAAGATTCACTGAGGATTCTAATGATGATAATGTAAGACAGGCATTCGATGATGTGAATGAATTAATATCTGATTTAGAACAAGACGGTATTGATTCCAATGATGGATTTAGAAAAGTATATCAAGGAGGATATTAATATGCATAATAATTTTATGAGAGGGTTAACTAAATACCTTAAAGGTGTACTGTTGACTATAGTGTTAATAGTATCTACTATATCAACATTCTTTACTGACGGTTCACCATATTGGAATGATATGGCTTTTATCGTATGGGGTTTATGTATTGTAACATTAGTAGATTGGCTTGATAAATAGCTTGACATTTATACTTAATTGGTTGTATATTATAATAATATGATAAGGAGATTAATATGAACAGTATGGGTTATGCATGTATCAACATGCAACTATCTAAACAAAAACCTCGTATCTATACAGGTAGGAGTATGATTAAACGAACATTTAAGGCTAAGGGTATTGAGTATGCCTCTGAACTTGGTTTGGGAAATGCAAAGGATTTATTTACTATTGTTAAATGGAATAACGAGAATGGGTTTAAGTTCTTTCGTATTACATCTAATCTCTTTCCATGGTCTAGTGAATACAAGTTATCTGATATGCCTGACTATGAAGAAATATGTAATATATTGTCTGATGTAGGTAAGTATGTTAAAGAGAATGATATGAGGATTACTTGTCATCCTGGCCCTTTCAATGTTCTTACCTCACCACACGAACATGTAGTTGATAATTGTATAGTTGACTTATCTATACATGGAGAGGTATTTGATTTAATGGGACTATCTAGAACACCATTCAATAAAATCAATATACACATTGGTGGTGCTTATGGTGATAAGACATCTGCTATGGAAAGATTCTGTACTAACTTCCACCGACTACCTGAATCAGTTAAAACACGACTTACAGTGGAAAATGATGATAAGGCTACAATGTACAGTGTACAAGATTTGTATGATGGTGTGTATACTAAGATAGGTATTCCTATTGTGTTTGATTATCACCACCATAGATTCTGTGATGGTGGGTTATCAGAGAAAGAAGCACTAGAACTTGCCATGTCTACTTGGGGTAATATTATACCTGTTGTACATTACTCAGAGTCTCGTAGTATAGAACAAGAAGATCCTAAGATTAGACCTCAGGCTCATTCAGACTACATATATGATTACATTGATACTTATGGTAATAGAGTAGACATTATGGTAGAAGCAAAAGCTAAAGAACTTGCAGTTCTTAAATATAAGGAAATACACGATGGTACTAGAACAAATAGTAATTGATATATTAAAAGAAGAAATACCAAAGACTGAAAAAAATGTTAAGTGGGATGGTATGTATGACATCATTGCAACTAAAGTAGTTAAGTCTATAAAAGATAAACTTGTCGAATACTAAATATAAAAATATTATAAACACTCCATTTGATGAGTTATCAAAATCAAATCAAAAGAAGGTATTGAAGGATTCATCAGGTAAAGTATTTGGTTGGGTGTTTGATAATGTAGTTAGTGAAGAAGATTGTAAATCTATTATAGACGAAGCAAATAAAAAGATGAGGCCATCAACTACAATGGGAAAGATAGTTGATTATAGAACAAGTTGGAGTAGTATGATAAATAAAGATACTGATTGTATTGCTGTCAATAAATTAAAATCGTTAATCTCTGATATAATAGATTATCCCATTTGTAACTTTGAAGATACTCAAGTTGTAAGATATAGACATGGACAATATTATAAATCCCACCATGATTATTTTGATGTAGATGAAAATTGTGGAAGTTGTAATCAAAGGTATTGGACAGGATTGTTATATTTAAATAACGTGGAGAATGGCGGTAAAACTTTTTTTCCAAATATAGATTTTACGGTTAAACCTAAAATAGGTAGATTGGTTCTTTGGAAGAATATCATTGATGGTAAACCCAATGAAGATAGTTTACATGAAGCATTACCAACTGTTAAGTGTCGAAAATGGGCGGTTAATATATGGGTAAGGGAGAAGTCATTAAGTGAAGTTCAAGAAGGGTAATAGATGGCGTGGTAGTAAAGGTCAGATTAGATACAAGACGTGGAGAAAGAATGTATTTGAACTCAATAAAAGGAAAGTCGGTTTAAGTAAGTATTATGTATGTGTTAAGTGTAACAAAAAAAGAAAAACAACAAGAGTGTTACATGCTCACCACATCTACAGTTGGAACAAATTTCCTAAACTCAGATATGAGAGAGGGAATGGTGTAGTGATGTGTATTAAGTGTCATAATGGTTTTCACAGAAAGTATAAATTCGAGGCTCTCGATAAACCCAACTTGCTACTTGAGTATGTTAAAGACAACAAACAAATTAAAGAATATATTGACAAACAATAAATGTATATATATCTCCAAAAAAATTTTTAAAATTTTCTTCTTTACCACTTTTGGTTTATATTTATAGAAGAGAACAGCGGGTTACAAACAATGAGGATAGTATTATGAAAAAGAAATACAAACTTATATCGGAAGACCTACAAAAGAATCTTATTGACTTCTTGGACGAAATCCAATTTGATGCAGCTACTGATGGTAACGATAAGGAGTCCATGCATAAGATTAACTTTTGTACTTGGGCCATAAACGAATTACTTGAAAGCTTTGATGCTTATGTTAAAAGCACTGATAGTAAAAAATCAAGACAAGATTATGTAGACGAAACATTTATGGATTGGAACTTACCTGAAATGGATGATGAAGAATATGAAAAGCTCGTAGACCAATTTGATTCATTCCTAAAAGGTTGGGAGAAAGAATATAATAAAAAGAACCCTCAAAAGAAAAACAAAAAACAAACAAGAAAAGATTTAAGACAAGATACATTCCATAGGCCTCATATAGAAGATGTATCTGATTATATGTCATTGGATGAAATTAAAGACTATCTCTTAGACGATGATGAACTTACTGATAAAGAACGATTTGATTTGTACTATGAGGAGCATCGAAGAGAACAAAGAAAGAAAGAACGAAGACGACTTGAGAGAGGTGCTAAACCCTTAGATAAAATAATGAAAGAATTAAATTTAACATTTGAATCAGAAAATTTAAAAGGTAAGGATGATAAGAAAAAATAAAGAAGTAGGTAAAATAGGTTTTGTAGCTAGTGCGTTTGATTTACTACACGCTGGTCATATAAAGATGTTAGAAGATGCTAAAGAACAATGTGATTATCTAATAGCGGCTTTACAAACAGATCCTACCATAGATAAAAGTTATAGAACTGAAACAAAGAACAAACCTATTCAAACCATAACCGAAAGACAAATAATGATTGAGTCGATTAGATATGTTGATGAGGTTATTATATATGAAACAGAAAATGATTTATATAATTTATTATGGGATATAAATCCAGATGTCAGAATATTAGGTTCTGATTGGGAAAAGAAATCATTTACTGGAATCGATTTACCAATACCAATATATTTCCACGAAAGAAACCACCCATGGTCTACAAGTGACTTGAGAAAAAGAGTTCACGAGGCCGAATTATCTAAAAAAAATAAATAAAAAGCTTGACATTGTCATTTATTTTTCGTAGCTTATAGTATATGAAAAAAGGAGTTAATATGACATTTCAAGAATTAGTAAATATGACACGACAAGAACAACTTGGTGTTTGGATAAATGCCTGTGATTCTGGTAATACAGAACTTAAAGAACTCGTGATGTCTGCTATGGTAGCTACACAAATTACAGATGATGGAAACAAGAGAAGAGGTCCTCAAGTAACAAGACAAGAATTTAATGAAACAGAAGCACAGAGGTCTGAAAGACTTAATATGTTAAGGAGACATGCTTAATGGATAAAAATATAGTAATATTTGATTTGGACGGTACACTAGCTCTTATAGATAAACGAAGAGCTCTTGCTGGAGTTACTCCAGGTGCACCTGAAGCTTCAAATCCACAAATGGATTGGAAAGTATTTCTTGATCCTGAAAATATACATTTAGATGAGCCGAATATTCCAGTTATCAAGATGGCACAAATGTTACATTCTCAAGGATTTAGAATTGTTATTTTTAGTGGCCGTTCAAAGGCTACTTACAGAACAACAAGACAATGGTTAATTCAAAATGATGTTCCATTTGATATGTTACAGATGAGGCCCAATGACAGAGATGATGGTGGTCATTGGCACTTTATGTCTGATAATAAATTAAAACAACATTGGTTAGATACTCTTGTAGATAAAGATGATATCTTTGCAGTATTTGACGACAGACAACAAGTTGTTGATATGTGGCGTTC